ATACTATCATTGCTATGACTGACCTTGAGTCACAGTGGACGTTCAACATACCGACACTCACCCGCAAGGTTGAGGGTGTCAATGCTGGTCACTTGATTGAGGTAGGCGCACGGCCTAACACTGGTAAGACTTCCTTCCATGCCTCACTTGTGGCTGGTCCGGGTGGCTTTGCTTGGCAAGGGGCTAAGGTAGTTGTACTATGTAATGAGGAAGGCTACCACCGTGTCGCTCACAGGTACATAACTGCCGCAACTGGTATGGATAAGCACGAGATTGTTAAGCATAAGCAGAAGGCAATGGAAGTCTTTGCTAAGATCAGACCTAACATCATGTTCAAGGATGCCACAGGTCGTGACATGAACTGGGTTGAGTCCGTATGCAAGTCATACAAGCCTGACATTGTTATCCTTGACATGGGTGACAAGTTCTCTCGCATGGCTGGGTTTGCACGGCCTGATGAGTCACTCAAGGCTAACGCAATACAAGCACGACAGATAGCCAAGCAGCAAGACTGCGCTGTGTTCTACATGTCTCAGCTATCAGCAGAGGCAGAGGGTAAGGTTGTACTCAACCAAGCCATGATGGAGGGTAGTCGTACAGGTAAGGCAGCAGAAGCTGACCTAATGATAATGATCTCTAAGAACCCTACGATTGAGGGGCAGGTAGAAGAAGACAACCAGCGTCACATCAACGTGGTCAAGAACAAACTGTCTGGTTGGCACGGCATTGTACACACAGACCTTGAGTACAAGATCGCAAGGTATGTATGTTGATAGAGATTGCAGACTTGGCCATGCTAGGCATTGGCCTAGTGTGTGCCTTCCTTGTATGGGAACAGCAGAAGATACTAAATAATATTGCTGCCATTAAGGAAGTACTGTACGATGTGGTAGACAAACACAATGATCTATCAGATGCCTTCGTTGAGTTGGTTGATGATTTAGAATATGAGGAGAGTGCGAAATGATTGCAACAGATATAAAGTATTGCAACAGATGTGACACAGAGCTTACAGAGTCGGGTGAATGTAAGCCCTGCCACAAAAAAAGTAACGCCATAACTAATCCAATCTTTGGACCCAAGAGTAACCCCCTTAGAATGTGGGTTAACGGTAAGTACATATCAAGTAAGCACCCTCTGTACAAAGCTGGGCGATACAAATCCTTTGGTGACTTAGCCTTTGGTTCGTTAAACAACTACAACCTAATTAAAGAGGGGTATGTATATGCAATAAGCAATGCCGCATGGCCTGAGTGGATCAAGATAGGTAAGGCAATTGATGCTGATGACAGGCTCAGTAGCTACCAAACAAGCTCACCTATGAGGGACTACAAGTTAGTACACTCTGTTTACTTTGATGACCGCAATGCAGCAGAGAAGAAGGCACACATACTAGCGGCGTTCAAGACTGCCCACCCTTGGAATAAACATGACAACGGTGAGTGGTTTAAACTAACAGATGAACAGGCAGTAGAAATACTAAAGGAGATTACAATTGATTAAAGCAACATACATAGCCCACATGGGTACTGACCTATCAGTGGTGAACGCAGCACGGGTATCCTTTGGCAAGGCGAGTGATTGGGATTACACCGATTGGCGTGACAGTGATGACTATGCCAGAAAGAAAGTACTAAGTGAGGGTGACACCAAGCTGGTACACTACCTAGCTAAACACGGACACTACAGCCCCTTTGGACACTGCTTCGCATCCTTCCATATCAAGGCTCCAATCTTTGTGGCACGACAGCTAGTTAAGCATAAGTTCCTACGTTGGAATGAGATCAGTCGTAGATACGTGAGCGATAAACCAGAGTTTTATCAACCAGAGGTATGGCGTAGTAAAGCACAGGATAAGAAGCAAGGCAGTGGCCCAGCGTTAGAAGATCAAGATGTACACATCGGTACTACACAGCGTCTTGTTACTATGTTGTATGACAGCATGTTAGAGAAGGGTGTATGCGAGGAACAAGCACGAATGGTGTTGCCACAAAACACCATGACTGAATGGTACTGGTCAGGTAGCCTTGATGCCTTTGCTGATATGGTCAGGCTTAGAATATCAGGTAGCACTCAACAAGAAACTAGAAATGTTGCTTGGCAAATAGATGAGAAGATGCTAGAACTATTTCCTATATCATGGGAGGCACTATTAAATGGGTGACAACCCACACATGGCATGTCCTTTTGTTGACTGTAGTTCTTCGGACGCATTCAACTGGAATGACGATGGCTTTGGCTTCTGCCATAGCTGCGGTGAGTCCTACCCCGCAAAGAAAAGCGTAGAGACATTTGATTGGGTGGCTAATGACTACCCTGTAAAGCAAAGGATAAACATTATGAATGTACCTGTGACTGGCAGTACCTTCAATGACATACGAGGCCTCAAGCCTGATGTGTGTCAGGTGTATGGTATTCAAGTACAGACAGGTGATGGTGGTGTACCAGTACGGTATGCCTACAAGTACCCACATACGGTCAAGTACCGTGACTACAATGACAAGTCTAAGTCATGGGTGAAAGACAGGGGGCTAGGTATGTCTCACCTGTTTGGCCCAGACTTTAACTCTGGCTCATCTACACGTATCTATCTTACTGAGGGTGAGTTTGATGCCGCTAGTCTCTATCAAATCCTTGGTGAGAAGTGGCCCGTCAAGTCATTGCCCAGCGCATCTATCGGTGAGAAGTTTATCAAGGCTAACCATGCCTACCTCAACTCATTCAAAGAGGTGGTGTATGCTGGTGAATTAGATGATGCAGGTAGACGTGCAGCAGACAAACTATATGAGGCATTGGCAGATAAGTTCTGGTATGTCCCTATGTCTAAGCACAAGGATGCTAATGACTTTCTTACTAATGGTGATGGTGATGACCTCAAGTGGGCAGCACTCAAACCACAACGATACTCACCTGATAATTTCTTCTGCTCTGATGAAGAGGTAGAGGATGCTATCAGGCGTGAAAACCCTTACGAGTACACCCCAACAGGTCATGCTGGTCTTGATGAAAAGACTAGAGGCTTGGTCAAGGGTGGAATCACGTTCATCAAAGCACCACGTGGTACAGGTAAGACAGAGGTGATACGTTTCTTTGAGACAGGTCTACTACGTTCACCTGATGAACGCATTGCCTTACTACACATGGAAGAGATGAAGTCTACTACCTACCGTGCTATGGCTACCTATCACCTTGGTACTAACGTGCGTACTAAGGATGATGCTAAGGAGAACAACGTCACTGAGGAAGCTGTTATTCAAGCAGCTAAGGAAGCTACCCAAGGTGAGCGTACCATTGTCTTTGAGATGAGGTCACACGATGATCCACTCAAGCTACTAGAGTATATACGTCTAGCTGCTAGTGTGTATGGTGCTGGCTATATCTTCATTGACCATGTGCAACGTCTTGCATATCTGTCTAGCTCAGGTGTTGATGGTGCTACCAGTACGCTCACCACACTAGGCTCACGTGCAGCACAGCTTGCTAAGGAGTTAAACATTGGTGTGATATTTATCTCACAGGTTAATGATGATGGACGCACCAAGTATGCAGCATCACTTGAAGAGGAAGCAATCATATGTATTAAGCTTGAGCGTGATACTGAGACAGACGATGAGGTGTTACAGAATACTACCACCTTCATCGTGGATAAGAACAGGCCGTTTGCTAAGTTAGGTAATGCAGGATCAGTTTACTATGACCCTGATACAACCATCCTAAGTGAAGAAGCCTTTATTGAAAGGAGTGACATTGCGGCATGATTGTATTTGATATTGAGACTGACGGTCTTAACCCATCAAAAATACATTGCCTTTCCTATACGAGTGATGGCGTAGAGTACAAGACGCTTACTGAGTATGCAGATATGAAACAGTTACTTGAGAACGAAAAAGGTTTGATAGGACACAACATCATGCGCTACGATATACCAGTGCTTGAAAGGATACTTGATATAAAGATCAAGTCCCGTCTGTATGACACCCTACCTATGTCTTGGGTTATGAACTATGACAGAGGTAAGCATGGACTTGACAGTTTTGGCGATGAGTTTGGGATACCTAAGCCAGTTGTAACCGACTGGTCTGAGCAACCTGTAGAAGTATACATACATAGATGTGTTGAAGATGTTAAGATCAACTGGAAACTATGGAAGAATCTGCTCAAGCGGTTTATGTTTGTGTACAAGGATAAGAAAAACCTTGACAAGTTCTTTGGTTATCTTTCGTTCAAGATGAACTGCGCCAATGCTGCTGAACGTGTTGGTTGGAAGATAGACTTACAGTTGGCAGAGGACAGCATCACTACCCTCAAGGGTCAACAAGCAGAGAAGGTCAAGGAGCTACGTGAGGTTATGCCTATGCGTAAGGTTATGTCTGTCAAGACTAAGCCAAAGGTATGCCTCAAGAAAGATGGCTCTGTGTCTACTCATGGTAAGCGTTGGTTTGATCTGCTTGCATCTAGTGGCTTACCCTCTAACTATGAGGGTGATGTAACAGTGGTCAAGGGTGTTGAAGATTCTAACCCTAACTCACCAGATCAGGTAAAGGACTGGCTCTTTGGTTTAGGTTGGGAACCTTGCACGTACAAGTTTGACAAGAACAAAGAGACAGGAGAAGAGAAGAAGATACCACAAGTACGTAAGAATGGTGAGCTTACCAAGTCTGTTGAGATACTCATTGAGAACAACCCTGCGGTTGGTGTATTGGATGGCCTTACAGTTATTCAGCATAGGCTTGGTATCTTTCATGGCTTCGTTGAGTGTGAAGAGAATGGTTACGTTAAGGCAGGGGTCAAGGGTCTTACCAATACCTTACGCTTCAAGCATGTCAAACCTTTGGTAAACTTACCGGGGGTTGATAAGCCTTGGGGTAAGGAGATACGTGGTTGCCTCACCGCACCAGAAGGATACACTCTATGCGGTGCTGACATGACCTCCCTTGAAGATACTACTAAGCGGCACTATATGAAACCCTATGACCCAGACTACGTAGAAGAAATGTCTAAGAAAGGTTTTGATCCACACCTTGACCTTGCTAAACATGCTGGTAGTGTTACTCAAGAACAGATTGACAAGCACAACTCAGGTGAGGTCAGCCTTAAGTCTTTGCGTAAGAACTACAAGGTAGTGAACTACTCAGCTACTTATGGTGTAGGTGCAGCCAAGCTATCACGTGAGACAGGTATGTCTGTGGGTGAAGCGTCTGCATTGCTTGATGCCTACTGGGAACGTAACTGGGCAGTCAAACAATTTGCTGAAGATCAGAAGATCAAGAAGATTAACGGTGAGATGTGGGTACAGAATCCAGTCAGTAAGTTCTGGCACAATCTACGATACGAAAAGGATGCGTTCTCTACGATCAATCAAAGTACGGGGGCCTATTGTTTTGATAAGTGGGTTGCTCTATACCGTACCAAGAGAGGCAACATCATTGGACAGTTCCATGATGAGAGTATTAATCTGGTTAAGAATGGTGATGAAGAAGTACACACTACTGCCCTGCTATGGGCTATAGAAAAACTTAACAAAGAACTCAAATTAAATGTTGACTTAGGCATTGACGTGCAATACGGTCAACGGTATAGTGAAATTCACTAATTGATGGAGGGCCAAATGGCTACACGTAAAATTAAACTAACTGGAATTGCTGAGTGGGCAAAAGTATTTACTCAGAACCGTGACATGCTAGGCTTTGAAGAAGCTTATGTAAGTTGTGATGGTGCTTGTACTATTGACGTTATCCTTGACGAACAGAACATGGCATTGCTTAAGGCTTCTAAGTCTATGAAGCGTGGCAAGCCTGACCCACAAGGACGGGGTACA